TGAATATCATAATTAACCATAAAAACATTCTGTTTACCTATGGACATCCTAAAAGAAGGCACAATCTATCGACTTGAGAATTACTCCTCCAACGGAAACCAAGAACTGGTTTTCACAGAGAGGGTCGAGTCTGGGTATCGTGCAGGAACGACCAATGAAGAAGTAGTCAACGTACTTATTGATCGGTTCTACCATTTACAAAAAAACAACTTTTCTGCTGAAAATCAATGCATCATACTTCTTTTAAAGAATGTTCGTAGGATGCTGGCGAAAAGATTAAATCGAAAAATTGGGAACGTAAAAAAATACAATGAGCAAACGAGTACTCCAACTTAAACTAAACCAAGCGACTTTTGTACATCAGTACATCAGTGTGGTCAACGGTATATTTAAACTTACCGAGAAAGAGCGATGGATTCTTTCTGAAATGATCTCGCTACATCCTGAGCAGGCATTTAGCTCTACAAGTAGAAAAGCTTTAGTAAAAACCCTAGAGTTGGCAAACGTGAAGCTTTTAAATAATATTGTCAAGTCCTTAAAAGATAAGGGTGCGATTGTAAAGTCTCAGGGGTATTACACCTACCATCCCCTACTTTTATTAAACGAGCCTATAGATTCTCTAGAGTTCCAGTTAGCCTATGTTTGAATCCCGTGAGGAATATAACGAGTATATAATTATGCGCTATCATTTTGATGATCCCGAAAGCTGTGTAAAATTCCTTGCCTTGGTTTGTAATGTATACGAATCTAAAGAGATGGAGTACGACACAGAAATCACTTTTAATGGGGATGATAGCTGTCAGTTGGATATAAAGATCCTTTATGACTAGTCGCACGGATAAACTCAAAAAAGAAATCTACAAGGAGATTGCCCAGGAATTAGGTATGAGCCTTGCCGAGGTTTCCAATATTGCTGAGAGTCAGTACTTATTTATAAAGCAGATCATGCAAAGGGGTGGATTCGAGCAGGTACGCTTACCTTATCTAGGTAAATTTCATGTAAAGCCTTACAGGGCACAACAATTAAATCAATCTCGTGGGACTGTTCAAAGAAGAAAACTTTCAAGTAATCATAGATCCGGAGATTCGGATAATTCCTGAATTTAAAAAATTAATTACAAGGGATAAGGATCGTCAGAAGCGTACAGCATTTGGCGAGCTCGCCTATGTATATTTCATGTTGGACTATAAATCGCCTTATGGTTTGTATCCCGAACACGAGCGCAGTAAAAGAGTTCGCCTTGAGGTAGCTCTGCCCGAGGAGTGGAGACCGGATAAGGCTGTAGTAGCTGCCCTTAGAAAGTACGATAAAATGCAGGAAACCCCCGCATTGAAAACCCTTATAGCCGTAAAAGATTCTCTGATCACTTCCTCAAATGTGATCTCCGCCTTGCGCGATAGGATTGAACGCTCCCTGCTAGAGGATGATAGTGATGACCCCGAGGCAGAACCTTTGGATCTTTCCAAACTTATGGGAGATGTAGAGCGTTTAATAAAACTCTCTGACCTGCTTCCTAAAAGTATCAAATCTATGCAGAACCTTGAGCAAGAGGTTAAAAAAGAACAGTCAAACGAAAGAAAAATTAAGGGGGGTGGTAGCACTTCCCTATTTGAAGACTGATTATGTTTGTAAATACAGAAGAGTTCCGAAGGGAAGCCTTATACTTTCTAGCTCATGGGTATTACTGTGCGGATCCTATGGGCTCAGCAGCTTACTACGAATACTGGAGTGAACAGCTCCGCAGGTGTAGAGAAGGCTATAGTGTTGGTGGAGAGTATATTACAGGAGATCACTATTTCTATTTGAACTTCAACCAGATAAAACTTACCGATATAGGTCCAGAGGCAGAGCTGGAGAAAAGAAAGTCCGGAAGGAAGATACTTACCTTTCCAAATTTCTGGGATGGAGATCACGCCTATTTTCTAGCACTTAAAGAAGCACAAGAGCAGGGGAAGCACCTGATTGTAGGTAAGGCTCGGCGTAAGGGATTCTCCTATAAGAATGCCTCGGTATCTACCAATCAATATTCCTCGTATAAGAATACCTATACCCTGCTATGTGCCCACGATAAAAAGTATCTGTATCCCAAGGGGATTATGACCATGGTGACAGATAATATGAATTTTTTAAATGAAAATACAGGCTGGGCAAAACGCCGTCAGGCGGTAGACAAGCAAAACCATAGGAAGGCATCTTATCTAGAATACATTAACGGTCAACCTGTGGAGAAAGGATATAAGTCCGAGGTGGAAGCAATCTCTTTTAAAGATAATCCCGATGCTGCCCGTGGAAAGGATGCCTCACTGATTATTTTTGAGGAGGCAGGAACTTTCGACAACCTGAAATCTTCTTACTTGGCGACCAAGCCCTGTGTAGAAGATGGTGATATTACCACCGGAACTATGGTACTGTTTGGTACTGGTGGAGACATCTCTGGGGGAGCGATAGATTTTGAGTCTATGTTTTACAACCCCGAGGCGTACAACCTAATGGCTTTTGATAATATCTACGATGAAGGAGCTTCGGGAACTTCTTGTGGCTTCTTTTTCCCCTCTTATAGGAATAAGATAGGCTATATGGATAAGCAAGGGAACTCGCTTATTGGGAAAGCACAACAAGCAGAGCAGGCACACCGAGAACAGATCAAAAGAGATTCTAAAGATCCTGGGGTATATGATAAGCACTGCGCAGAGTATCCTTGGTGCCCAAAGGAATCTTTCATCCAAGAGAGCAGTAATATCTTCCCTACCGGAGAGCTCATGGAACACAGAAACAAACTTATCTCTTCGGGACTGTATTCCAATATGGGAGTAGTTGGTGAGCTTAGGATTGCGGATAAAGGAGTGAAATTTGTTCCAAATGATAAATTAAAGGCAATAGAGAAATTCCCCCACGACAAACGAGATAACCTATCGGGTGCGGTAGTGATGTACCAGGCACCTTTCACTGTGGGCGGTAAAATTCCCAACGACTTGTATTTTATCGTGCATGATCCCTTTGGGGCAGATGGCGGTAAAGGGGGTTCTCTTGGGGCTGCCTATGTAATAAAAAGGGTGAATAACCTTTCAGCTCCCGATGATATGATTGTAGCTTCCTATGTAGGAAGGACTGAGTATCAAGACCAGTACAATGAGGTGTTATTTATGCTCTCAGAGTACTACAATGCAGGGATAGGGTTTGAGAATGACCGTGGGGAGATTGTTCCTTTCGCTAAACGTACCGGACAACTACACAGGCTCTTAGGAGAGGTTGAGCTTTTTGATCCCAATCAGGGAATAAAAATTAAAGCCCTAGGTAGAAAATACGGGTGCTCAATGGGATCTACCCAACGAAAAGGACAAGCTCAACTCTATCTTAGAGACTGGCTTAGAACCCGCCGAGGAAAAGATAGTGAAGGAAATATACAGCTCAACCTGCACAAGATTTATGACATTGCCCTTCTGGATGAACTTATAAAATACAACGATAAGGGAAATTTCGATAGGGTCTCTGCCCTACTTGTGGGGATGTTTCACATGAAAGATCTATTCCGAAGGGAGGTAGAACAAGTAAAAGAGCAGCAAGAGTCCTATAATGGATTCTTCCAAAGGGAGTTTTTT